AAAATGCGTATTAGAGAGGGGAAAAGCATGAAGAGAATAGCTAGTCTAATTGATAAATTAAAGTTATGTAAATATTGGTTGTTTAATTATGGGGATGTTTTAATTGAGTCCTGTCATTATTGTAATAGTACTCGTATTGCAAAGGTTGAAGGCTCTGACGATGGTGATGCTTATAATGCTAAATATTTATGTAAAAATTGCGGTGCGACTTGTATCACAAAAGAAAATTGGAACATTAGCAACACATTATGATAAAAATGCGCACTAAAGTATAAAGTCAACCAAAAGGCGAAATACATATAAATCTGTCAACCAAGGAGGATTAAATGAATATAGAAAAAGTACTAAAGCAACATCTTGAGAACAAATCAAGGATAAGTGTATTGAAAATTAAAATAGAAAAAGCAAGAGAAGAGTTGAAATTAGCAAATATAACATTTAAAGAGGATGAAAGGGATGTTATAGAAGCACTACAGATATCGGCTGTAACTGTAAAAAATATGCCAACATCAAAATCTAATGGGTTTAATAGTGCCGTTGAGAATACAGTGTTAACTTATCATCAAGAGCTAATTTGTAAAAATAATATAGACGTAGATGAAATATACAGTAATATTAATGTTTGGGAAAAAGAAAAAACAAAATTAGAAACAGAAACTGCTACAATAGAAGCTGCACTGTGTGGATTAACCGCTCAAGAACAGTTTGTTATTAAAATGTATTATTTTGAAAAGTTAATAGGAAGTGATTTACAGCTAAGTTTTGAAAAAAATTTCAGATACAAAGACCAAGAAACAATAAGAGAATTGAGATCAAATGCATTAAAAAAACTCGAAAAGTTAACCGCTTAAATAAAATCTGCAAAAATACCGTAAAAATCTGCAAAAATACCACAATTAAGAATATTATTATGTGCTAGAATTAAGTTGTTGAAAGAATCGAATAAAACTTTAATATTCTTCGAGATAAAATCGAGATAGGGGAAAAGCCTTATCTCGATTTTATTTTGTCCAAAAGGAGCTGGTGCTGATGCAAATTGTAAAATGGGTTTGTAATAAGAATTGCTGTACATGCATGAAAGAAGTTAATATAAAGCCAAAAAACAATTTGCAAAAGCTTCAGAGCATTGTAATAGCAAGAGAGTGCTCAGCAAAGTGCAATGGGTGTGGTGTTTTAGCTCAGACTAGGGAGGTGATTAATATTGAATTATGTAGATCCTATTAGAAGCACTAAAAAGATACACGAATTAGAAGAGTACCTTAAAAAGCAATGTATTAGAAATATGATAATGTTCCAATGTGGTATTTATACTGGATTGCGTATATCAGACATTTTAAAATTTAAGGTTGCAGACTTTAAAGATAAAGATTCTATTACATTGAGAGAGAAAAAAACAGGTAAGAAAAGAACATTCGAGATAAATCCAATATTAAAAAAATCCGTAGAAGATTATATTGTTAATATGGAGCCAGAAGATTATCTTATAAAATCGAGGCAGGGTTTTAATAAAGCAATTTCGGCGGCTATGGCTTGGGTTATATTAAGAGATGCTGGTAAGGAAGTAGGCATTGAAAATCTTGGAACACATTCTATGAGAAAGACGTTTGGATTTCATTACTACCAGAAAGACAAAGACATTGAAACATTAAAAGAAATATTTAATCACAATGATTCTAGTATAACTAAAAGATACATCGGAATTACTCAAGATACAGTAAATTTTGCCATTAAAAATTTAACTTATTAGTATGAGTTAGATATAAATATAAAAAAATTAACTCATATTTATAAATTGGCGTAAAGGATTGCTATTACTATGTTTAAAGGTTAAACATAAGTTTGATACAATTTAAGGATATATCAAACTACTGGAAAAATTTAGGAGGTTAGAAAGTGAGGCAAATAATTGACGAATATTTGGACGAAATTCTTAATAATTCTCCTGAACAAACATTTATTGAACTTGTTTTTAAAAAGTATATTGAATTCGAAGGAGCTGTTAATGTTGCAAAGTTTTTAAATGGAAACGGATTCAAAGTTAAAACAGAAAGTAAACAAGGTAAAAGGAATTATACTTCCGTAGATGTAACTGAAATAGTTCTAGATAAAGAAAATCAAAAACAAGTGAATATTAAATTAGCATTTATGGTAGATAAGATTGTAAGATATGTTGGGAAAATGCCATGGAGGCAAAAACTTAATAAGATATTGAAGTATATGACCAATTCAGAAGAAAAAATAATTGAGTGGGAAAATACTCCATTAGATATTAACACTGTGGATATGCTTAAGGTGAATAGAAATACCAAAAAAAAGGAAAACAAAAAGCAGCTAACAGACAAACAAAAACTTTTTTGTTTGTCTTATATCAAAAATTTCAATGAAAAACAGGCTGCAATAAATGCTGGGTATCCAACACAAAGTGCCCATATTCAGGGCAGGAAACTATTAAAGGAAGATAACATTAGAAATTATATAAAAGAGCTTAAACAAAAGACGGCTGATGATTTAATGATTGATGCCTATGATGTTATGGATAAATATAAACGAATAGCTTTTGCTGATATGACAGACTTTACACAGTTTGGAGAGAGGGAAAGCATTCAATTTGATGAAGAAGGACTAATTCTTAAAAATGAAAAAGGTGAGGCAGTTACAACGAAAAGACCTTATCTAAAGTTTAAGGAATCTTACCAGGTAGATGGTGGACTTATTAGTGAAATAAGCAATGGTAAAAATGGAATGAAAGTAAAGCTTGAGGATAGACAAAAGGCTTTAGATAAGTTGGCGATACTATTTGATTTGTTTCCAGATAAATTCAATAGGGAATTAAAAGAAAAAGAGTTGAACCACAGGATTGACCAAGATAACAAAAAGGATTGGTAACTATGGCAAAGTATGCAATACTAAAAAGCTTTTATGCTTCAGAAGGATGGCAAAATTTTAGAGCATTTATTATTGGGGATAGAGGGTTTAACTGTGAGCATTGTGGACAATTAATAGCTAAGGTTTCAGACCTTACGATACATCATATTATTGAGCTTACACCTGAGAATGTTAATGATGCAACTATTGCACTTAACCCTGATAATGTAAAGATAGTTCATCATGATTGCCATAACAAGATACATAAGAGATTCGGATATGGAACAGAACGTAAGGTGTATATAGTATTTGGTGCACCACTTGCCGGCAAGAAAACTTTCATTAGACAGAACATAATACGTGGTGACATTGTTGTTGATATGGATAGGTTATACAAAGCGATAACAATGTTACCTGAGTATGATAAGCCAGACAACATACTTACTAATGTAAGAGCTGTGCACAATGTACTAATAGATAATATAAAGACTAGATATGGCAAGTGGAATAATGCTTGGATCATTGGTGGATATGCAGACAAACATAAAAGAGATAGGCTAGCAGATGACCTTGGAGCTGAGGTTATATTTTGTAACACTAGTAAGGAAGAGTGCTTAAATAGATTAAAGATGGATGTAGATAGACAAGGCCGTATAAAAGAATGGTCTGAGTATATTAATGATTGGTTTGATAAGTACATGGCATAGCCCCCCATAATAGAATTTTTAGGATTATACACAAGACCGTATAACAGACACAATTTTCACACACGGTGAAAAAATTGAAAATGCTTGGAGGTTTTCAGTTTCATGGGGAAACAAGAAGAATATGAAAAAGAACTTAAGAGATGGAATGAGTTATTTGCCATAGTTGACGAACAAACTAAAAGTGCTGCTGATGGATTAATCCAAAAGGCAGCTTTTATACATTCAATGTGCTGGGAACTTGAACAGGCAATTGAATTATCCGGTGCAATAATAATTAATCCTCAAAATGCAAAGCAGCAAAAGAATGTTCCGGCAGTAAAAGAATATGCAAAACTAGCAGAGAGTTATTCAAACATTGTAAAAAAGCTTGATGCAATTAGAACTAAATCTTCTTTTGAAGGCGACGATGAACTTGATGACTATGACTAAGGAGTAAATTAATGTTTAAATATAATGGAGTTCATTCATGGTTATTAGAGTATATACATAAATGCAAAATTGGTGAAATAGTTATTGGACAAGAGCTGATGCAAATGCTAGACATCTTACTGACCCATTTTGTTAATTCGAATATCAGATTCGAAATGGAAGAAGCACATAAACGGATTAAGTTTATCCAATCAGAGTGCAAGCATTACGAGGCTCCATTTGCTGGGAAACCTTTTATTTTAATGCTATTTCAAAAAGCCTTTGTGGAAGCGCTTTATAGTTTTAAAATATTTGACGACGAAGTCGGACGTTGGATTAGATTATATCAGGAGTATCTACTACTGATTGGGCGTAAAAACGGTAAAACTCCTTTTGTATCAGCTCAAGACTTAGCAGAGTTTTTTTGTGGACCATTGGGGATTAAGATTCTTTGCTCAAGTAATGATTATGAGCAAGCAGATTTAATGTTCCAGGCTATAAACGCGATGCGTGAAGAAAGTCCAAAAGTCGAGAAAGTTACACGTAAAAACATTAAAGGTATATTTTTTGGGAACCCAAAGAATAAAAAGATGGTAGGTAAATTCTCTTATAAAAATAAGGGATCTATTCGTAAAATATCAGCAAAGACCGGTGCAAAGGAAGGCCGTAATATAGCAGTAGGATCTGTGGATGAGATTCACGAAATGAAAGACAATACAGCTACAATGCCAATTAGACAGTCATTGTCAACACAGGATGAACCAATATATGGGGAAATTACAACAGAAGGTATTGTAAATGATGGGTATCTCGATGAAAGGTTGAAAGAAGCAAGACAAGTTCTGACAGGAGAGCTCGAAAGACCGCGCTGGCTGATATGGTTATATACTCAGGACAGTGAAACGGAAATATGGCAGGATGAAAAAACATGGACCAAAAGTAATCCTGGACTTGGCACAATAAAAAAATGGAGCTTTTTAAGACAGATGATAGCAGAGGCTCAAACCAGTAAAAAGACAAGAGTATTTGTATTATCCAAAGATTTTAATATTAAGCAGAACAATGCTACTGCATGGCTTACAACTGAGGACATAAATAATGCTGAAACCTTTGATATTGAAGATTTTAGAAATTGTTTTGCAATTGGTTCAGTTGATCTTTCTAAGACAGGCGATTTAGCAAGTGCAAGAGCTCTACTTATGAAGCCAGGTAGCAGTAAAAAATACATGGTACAAAAATATTTTATACCGCAATCAAAACTTGACAATCTTTCAGAAAAGGAAAGGAAAAAATATGAAGGGTGGATAAAAGATAGGCACGTTACTGTATCTGATGGCAATGAGAACGACTTTAGACATGTAACCGCATGGTTTGTGAAACTCTATAAAGATTACGGAATAAGGTTTTTTAAAGTAGGGTATGACAAATGGTCAGCAGTGTATTGGGTGAAAGAAATGGAGGATTATGGGTTCGATTGCGTAAGAGTAAATCAAGACTGGGGAAGTATGTCAGAACCAATGAACCTTGTTGAGAAAGATTTACAAAGCGATCTTATTAATTATAACGATAATCCAATTGATAAAATGTGTTTAGAAAATACTGCACTGAGTATGAACTCAAAAGCTGAGACAATGCCAGTTAAAGTTCAAAGTAAGGATGAAAATAAGATTGATGGTGCTGTAACAATTATAATTGCTTATAGGATTTATATTGATAATAGAACAGAATACCTTGATTTAGTAAAAAGAACAGCTGCATAGAGAGGTGGTAATAACTTGAAAGGGTTAATAAAAATATTAAAATATTTAGATGATGTCCTCATTATTTTAGGCATCATCTTTTTATTTGTAGGTGTTTATATGATTTATATACCAGCTGCATTTATAACGATTGGGTTAAGTTTTATTTCACTTGCTTATATTATAGCGCGTGGCACAGGAAGAAGGTGATTTAACAATGTTACTTCAAAGTCTACTAAATAATAGTCAATCAAATAAGCAAATGCAATATGCCCAAATGCTTAATGGGTTTGCTCCTGTATTTAGCCAGTTTGGACAAAACATTTACGTTTCAGATGTAGTGCAAATGTGTATTGATTGCATAGCATCAGAATGCAGCAAGCTGATGCCTAAACATATTTTAACAGACAGTGAGAATATGCAAAAGATACCTAAGAGTAGTATTAATAGGCTGTTAAAGTTTGCACCTAATGAACTGATGACAACAAGTGAATTTCTTGAAAAAGTCATTTGGTTGCTGATGATGAATTATAACTGTTTTATTTATCCAACATATGAAATCAGCTATGATGCCAGAAACAATCCACAAAAGTATTACACCGGGTTTTATCCGTTAAATCCAACAACCGCTGAGTTTTTAGAAGACGAAACCGGCAAAATATTTGTAAAACTTTACTTTGCGAATGGTAAAAATTTTACGATCGCATATTCAGAAATAATTCATCTTAGAAAGAAGTTTTCTATTAATGACATAATGGGTGGAGGATTAAACGGTCAACCAGATAATGCGGCATTAATCAAAGTACTTGAAATAAATGATACGGCATTACAGGGTATAGGCAAAGCAATAAAAACTACGCTGTCAATACGCGGAGTCATGAAGGTTGCAACAATGTTAGATGATGAAAAACAGCAAGCAGAAAGAAAACGGCTTGAAAATTCTTTAAACAATGGTGAATCTGCAATATTACCATTGGACTTAAGAGGAGAATACATACCAATTAGTGTTGATCCTAAGATAATTGATAAAGATACAATGCAGTTCCTTCAGGACAAAGTTTTAAACTGGTATGGAGTTTCAATGCCTATCCTATCAGGAACATATACAGATGACGAATACCAGGCTTTCTATGAAAAGACACTTGAACCTATTTTAATTAGATTAGCTCAAGCCTTTTCAAAAACCTTATTTACACAAAGGGAACTTGACGTTGGAAATGAAGTTGTATTTTATCAAAAATTGATGATGTATCTAAGTACTAAATCAAAGTTAGATTTATTAAAAACAGTTGGAGAACAAGGACTATTATCTGATGATGAAAAGCTTGCAATATTAGGCTATCCTCCATTACTTGATGGAAGCGGGAAAAGACGTACGATGTCTTTAAATTATATTGACGTACTACTTGCAAATGAGTATCAACTGCAAAGAGCTAAGTCGCCACAAATTAATGCACAAGGAGGCAATGGCAATGTCTAAAAATAAAAATATCCCTGTGAAAGGGTTGGCAGAAACAAGGGCCTTTTCTATGCCTGATTTAAAAACAGAAGGTGAAGGGAATGTAATTCAAGGTCATGCAGCTGTATTCGGGCAAGAGACAATTATATATGGTTCATGGAAAGAAACAATAGCACGTGGAGCCTTTGATAAAACAGATTTTACAGATGTCTTGTTCAGTATAAATCATGATTTATCAAAAATACCTCTTGCCAGAAGTAGAAACAATAATGCAAATTCGACACTACAATTAAAAGTTGATGATCAAGGACTTGATACTAGAACTGTTATTGACACAGATAATAATTCTGAATCAAAAGCGCTTTATAGTGCAGTTGGTCGTGGAGATATAAATGGAATGTCTTTTATTTTTTCAGTTAGGAATGATGAATGGACAGGGTTAGACACTGAAATGCCTTCTCGAACCATTCTTGATATTGCAAAAGTATATGAAGTATCTGCTGTGTCGTTTCCTGCATACGCGGGAACTGATATATCTGCTCGTGATGCATCGGCACTGGAGAGTGCCAAAAAGGTATTGGAGAATGCCCGCATAGGTGAACTGGAGAGTTCAAACGAGCAACGCAACAAAGAAGTAGAGGTATTAAAACTAAAAACACAAATATTAATGAAAGGGTAAGGTAAAAAACATGAATAAAAAGAAACTAATGGCACTACTTACAAAGAAAGAGGAAAGAAAGGCAGCACTTGGCACAAGAGCAAATGCAGCAACTGAGATTGTCGAACTTAGAAGTATAAATTCAGAAATGGAACTGCTTAATACTGAAATTGCAGAGCTCAGAGGTATAGTTGATGCAATGCCAGATGATGAAACAACTGATCCTCTAGGAGCTAGCCCACAACAGAGAAGCCAAATATCAGGAGCGAATGCAGCAAACGGAGCAGGAATGGTTGGTAGGTCTCAAGTAATTGGTACATATGGGGCAGCCAGTACAGTAACAAACCCTGATAAGAGAAGTACTGAGCCAGAAGACATATATGCTACCACTGAATACAGAAATGCTTTTATGAAGTTTGCTAAATCAGGCGAGATGACTCCTGAACTTAGAGCAAATGCGATGACAACCACCGCTGACGTCTCAGCTATTATTCCTACAACTATTCTTAACGAAGTAATTAAGAAGATTACCGTTTATGGACAGGTATTCAGCAGAGTAAGAAAGATTAACATAAAGGGCGGTGTAGAAATTCCTATACTTTCCTTAAAACCTTCTGCAACGTGGATAGGTGAAGTTGCTGCATCTGATAAGCTAAAAGTTCAGGTAAATACTAAAGTTACATTTAGCTATTATGGTCTTGAATGTAAAGTTTCAACATCTTTGCTTGCTGATACTGTTACCCTTACAGGATTTGAAAACACAATTACAGATCTTATAGTCGAAGCTATGGTAAAAGCTATAGATTTGGCAGTAATTAAAGGAGATGGCGTCGGTAAGGCTCTCGGAATAACTGTTGATACAAGAGTTCCAGTAGCTCAAGTAGTAACTCTTTCTCCGGCTGAATTTGCTGAATGGGCTGGTTGGAAAAAGAAAGTATTTGCAAAAATGTCTCTTGCATATAAAGCTGGGGCTTCATTCTTGATGGCTTCAGGTACATTTGAGGGATATATTGATGGAATGGTAGACGCTAATAAGCAGCCTGTAGGCAGAGTAAACTACGGTATCACTGAGGGAGCACAGGAACGATTTGGAGGCAAGGAAGTTATAGAAGTTGAAGATGATGTAATTGCTCCTTATGATGATGCTGTTGTTGGTGATGTTGTTGCTGTTTATTGTAATTTAAAAAATTATGGATTTAACAGCAACATGCAAATGACAATGTTCAGATATTTTGACCATGACACCAATGAGTGGGTTGACAAAGCAATTCTGATTGCAGATGGAAAGCTCATAGATCCTAATGGTGTAGTAATAATCAAGAAGGGCGCTTAATATAAGTTTTGACCAATGAACATACAGAGATAAATAATAGCTCTGTATGTTCATTAGGTTTTAGATTTGGTGGTGATTATATGATTCTTACCGTACAAGAGGCTGCAGATATATTAAAGCTCGAAAATCCAGAAAATTATCCAACTATAAATATTATATTGCCGGCCGTTGATGATTATTTAAAAACAGCTACGGGAAAGGATTGGAGTATTGCTCCAATAGATCCAATAGCTAAAATGACTGCTAGTATTTTACTTGTAAGATGGTTTGAAGATTCAAGTATGATAGGTAAATTAAATGATAATGGAATCATAGGGCTAATTGCTCAATTGCAGGCTAAAATTTAAAGGAGGATAAATTGATGGTGCTTAGTAATAGGCTTAATAACAAGATAGATGTATATTCAAAAAATGAATATACAAATGAACTTTTAGAAAAAGACTATAGATATGAAAAATCATCATCAATATGGGCAGAAATAAGTCCTTTAAATGGTACAGAAAATAAAAGCCAAGGGAATACAAAATTTGCTGATATTAGCCATAAGTTTGTAATAAGAGATAAGGCCCTTACGGTACTAACTAATGATATGTATTTTATTTTTAAGAATCAAAGATATGATATAAAGTATTTTAATCCTAATTATAAGTATAGGGATAGCATAGAAATATTTTGTAGTTTGGTGGTGGAGTAATTGGCAAAAGACTTTGACATTAGTGAGTTAACTAGATTCGAAAAAGATTTGTTAAGATTGGCAGAAACAACTATGCCAAAAGAATCTAAAAAATTCCTAAAGGCAAATGCTAGAAACCTAGTTAAACTGACTAAAAAGAAAGCTATTAGCCTTGGAATCAAAAAGAAAACAGGAAATTACTATAAGGGGTTTAAGGCTGGAAAGGTATATAAATTCAACGGTGATTTAAGTTGTAGAAGTTTCAATTTTAGTCCGCATGCACACTTAATTGAATACGGACATAGACAAGTTACTAAAGATGGAAAAGAAACTGGATTTACAAAAGGGAAGCATGTTTTTGAGAAAACCGCAGGAGAGTTCGCAAGCACATATTTTGAGAATGTTGGAAAATTTATTGATGATGTATTGGAAAAGGGGTTATAGCTTATGGTAACTCTATTACAAATAAACAAAGCAATAAATAACAAAATTAAATCCGCTTTAATCGGAACAGAATTTTCATTAGTGGAACTTTTAGCGGAGGATATTTCAGAGCCTATTTCTAGACCATCTTTAAAAGTAGATATGGAAAACAGCATAAACGGCAGATTCAACTCAAATTGCAGAGAGAAAACTCTTACTATTAGAGTTTATTTTTTTGCAAAGGATAGATACAAGTACAAAATAGATAATGCTAAATTGCAGGATATATTGGAAAACGCTTTTCTCGATGATCTAGAAGTTGTGGAAGGCTTTTATATACCGATAGAGAATGTCAGCAGTGATGTATCTGATACAGTACTTATTTGCAGCTTTGATTTATATGCTATAGAACTGCTACCTGATACAGATGTAAATGAACTCATGGAAGAACTAAATATTAAACTTGAAAAGGAGTGAAAGCATGATTACATTGCCGAGCATAGAAATAATTTTTAAGCAATTAGCTTCAAACTTTATAAAGCGAAGTGAAAGAGGAATAGCAATATTAATCATCAGGGATGATACAAACCAAACATTTGCAAGCAAAGAATATAAAGATTTAAAAGAGCTTGCAACAGATGTAGCTTTATACACAACAGCAAACTATGAGTATATTGCTGATACATTGGCCTTCGCAATAAACAAGGTGATTGTAATAAGGATAGATGTTGCAGATGATAT